GCTCTTGCTTGTAATGAAGCAAGTAAACTAGGTATTGCACTCGTTACTGCATAATCATAATAAATACCACCCCATCCATTTTCAACTGGACTTCCCCACCAACTAACTGGATAAATTTCGTTTCCCATCTTTTTGTTTTTTTGTCAGATACTTAGTTAATTTAACTACATTCTTTACTTTTGGTTTATAAATCCCTCTCATTATAATACCCAAGTTGATGAATTAGTATCTTTTTCTGGATAAATATCTTCATTTACATTTGCAGTATATTCTGGAAATAAAGTTCCGTTAAAACACATATAATCTATGAATCTCCTTGTGTAATATTCAGCAAAATCTCTTTCTTTTGATACTAAAAAATCTACTTCATCCTTTGAAGCAGTTTCAGCATTTTCAGAACGATGTTTAAATACACCACCATTCTTAACTTGATAAGCTGCAAATGGTAAATAATCAACCATTGCATAATGTATAAGCATTGGTTGCACAAAATCAGTAACAAGAGATAAATAATTGCCAGTTAAAGTTCCAGCAATAATATCTGCTGAAATTCTGTCGTATAATTTACTTCCTAATGCTCTTTGAATGTGTATTTCTTGTGATATCTTGATATATTGTATAAATAAATCATTATCAACTGAGCCATCAATGATAGTATTTTTTACTAAATCCGTTCTACTTATAAATAATGCAGTTGCCATATATTAACCTTTATAGTTTGGATGATGTCCGTTATCTTTCATATCTTTTGGAGCAATCTTTGCTTTTTTATACTCCTCTCCTTTTGGAGTGTAACTCTTTGGTATATCATCAACTTTTTTCCCTCTTGATATATATATTTCTGTTTTAGACTTCAATCTATAAAGTTGCTCTTGAAAAAAATGTCCACAGTTAACACCACCCTTATATTGAAAAAGTGAATAATTCTGACCCTTATGACCAAATGATTTATTTACCCCTTGAAAACTTGCTTGGCTTATATCTTCTTTCCTATACACAACACCTTTAGCAGTTCTGCCCATCATATTTTTGCAAAACTTTCTACTGTTTCCAGAAGAATATTTTTCTTGATATGTGTATCTCACTTTATAAAAAGATTTATCAAGTGAACTTTTTCCGTTTGGTTTGCTTTTTATGAAATCTGCAAACTTCTGAATCTTAGATAGCTTTTCTTTTATCTTGTCTTTTGCCCAATCTTCAATAGAAACATTATTTTCATCATATTCTCTTACATCTACCAACTCCCACTCGTCATCAATACTCTCTCCTTTTAAAGCATCAAGCATCTCGTCATCATTAAAATCCTTGTTTTCTTTAGACATCTTAACACCAGTTTCTTCCTCTCTTGTCTCTTCATCTTTTACATTTTCTAAATCAACAAATTGTAAGGGTTGTAAGGTTTTAAAGTATAGGTTTAAGCTAATATTATTAAAAGCTAATATCTTATCAAAAGCATCTGTTAAAAGCTCTTGAAATGGGTTTATTACAATATTTTGCATTAAAATAGATGCATTTTTGAGTTCTTCTGCATTATTCCCAAAACCAGAGTTATCTTTAATACCTAAAAGCATAGGAGAAACAATACGATGTGACATCATAATTTTAGACTGCGACTCATTAGATATAAATTCATACTGATTGTGAGCATCAGAAATTTGAACTGGTGTTATATCTGCTTGTGATTCTTTTGAATCATTAAAAGCAATTATCAGTTTACCAGCTGAACTTGTTCCTTGAAATTTAGAAACTATTTTACTTTCAACTAACTGTTGTTGTTCTTCGTCTGGAATTCCGTTATTGAAATTTATAAGAGACGCTGGAGCAAAAGAATTTTTGATATTATTTACTGCAAAATTTGCAAATTCCATTTCAATCTCACTAAAACTTATACCAGAAATATAGTCTGGCAAACTATAGTAATACATCCCAGATTCATATGGTTTAACATATAAAATTTCAATTGGTTTAGGTGTTTCAGATACTCCAAATGCTGGTATTCTTAAAGGTTTTTCTGATGGCTTTATATTTGCCCAATCTGGATGATAATAATATGCTTGTACTTGCTTATCGTCTGCACCACATTTTTCTGCTCTTAAAGTCTCAATTGGTAAATGCTCTACCTTTTCAATAGTCTTTTTATCCTTTGAGTAAATTACTTGAATAGCACATTGACCAGCCAATTTTAAATCGTATGCAAATCTTCTTACATCGTCTTTCTTAAATAAAGAAATCATTCTTGCATATTGCTCTGGTCTCCTTGCAGAATCAGTTGCGTCTAATCCTTTTCCGTATATCATTTGAGATATGCCAGTAATACAAGCACCAGATGTTGCACTTCCGTTTGCTCTGTCAATAAGGAATTTAAAATAATTGTTATCAGCACCAAATTCAACCCATTCTTTATTCTTTGCCTCAACAATCTCTGGAGATGTATAAGTTGATAAATTAACAAAAGAAACTGATGATTGTCTTTTATTAACAACTGGTGTTGATTTTCTGAATTTATTTATACGTTTACTCATTATATTATTATAAAATCATTATTTCCAGACTTCTCAACATACACATCTTTGTTTACTGTATAACTATCGTTGTTTGTTTGGTTAGTTGATTGTGCAGTACAAAAAATCTTATCCCTATAAATTATATCAAACTCTGTTACTGCTCCTTGTCCGTTGTATATCTTTAAATCATAAAACCTACCTTCAACCAAAGAGAAAACTGCTGATACTTCAACATAGTTTTTATTAACTATTGCAGTTGGTAAAATTATAACCTCTTCATTTGTGCTATCATCCCTTAACTTAATTGTAATAGATGTTGCATATACTCTTGGTATAATCTTAATTGTTTGTGAATCCGTTGTAGGTATTAAATGCTTCATTCATTAATGCTTATATATATAATGATAAAAAGTTATATTTTTATTTATTTAAGCAAAAATAAATTTTAACAAAACTTTAACATTTTTAATTATTTAAATACTTGTATGTTATTATATATTTACACCATAATTAAAATACATTATGACAACATCACAAAAAAACGCAATCGAAAGAATAACTAAAAGAGTTGAAAAATTAAATGGTAATCAAACTGTATCAGTTCACAATTTAAGAAAGGGTCACGTTTTATTAACTATATTTAACGTAAGAGACTTAACTGATGTTGTAACGACTACAACTTTTGTAGATGTTGAAATAAACACTAAAGGGAATATCACTAAAGGTTTTGCTAATGAATACGAACCTAAAGTTGAAAAGTCTTATCCTTATATGAATTAAAAAAAGGGTAATCATTAAGACTACCCCTTTTAAAATTAAAAAAGAATTATGCGTTTGGCAAAATCTGTGTTGCAGATGCTAAAGCTGGAATTACTGTAGCTTCAACAAAATATGCTGGGTCTACCTCCATTGCTTCCAAAGTTAAAGTAAAAGATTGTGCATCTCCCATTGCTGCACCAGTTACAATACTACCCCCAGTTGTCTCTGTTCCGTTCTCTAAGCCAATTAAAAAGAATTTACCATTGTAATCTTCTACTGCAACGTGTGGTCTGCTAGTAGCTATTATTTTTATTTCTTCTTGTGTTGATTTATCAAGTACAAGTAAACTTAAATTTAAAGTTTGTGTGTAAAATAAACTTCCGTTTTCTTTAGATGAATTTATTGTTGTTTCTAAAGATGATGTTCCATTAATATCAAATTTGAAAAAGTCTGGAGTACCAGAAAAAGCAGTAATTTCAGAACCAGTAATAGTAGCAGTTCCAAGTGTGCCAAAGTCAGCGAAATAAACTGCTTTTAAGCCTCCAACTGTCTTTTTACAAGGTAATGCTCTACCAGATGTAAGTGTTAAACAAGCCATTAGTTATGTGTGTTTTAAGTTATTAAAAAAGGGTAAGCAGATTAACTACCTACCCTCGTTATTATTGTTATTTAAAATTATTATAATCCTAGTCCGTATGATACGATATCATCAACAACTGCATACTGTACACCAGCAGTATATCTCATAATAAATCTTACATTTTTAGAACCATCTAAATCTGCCATATCTAATACTTTAACTTCGTTATGGTCTGATAAAAGTCCAGTCGCAAAGAATAAGTTTGATTTTTGAGAAACAATAATATTGTTATCTGCTAATCCGTTACAAGCAACAATTTTAACACCATTGAAATACTGAACATCAATGTCTTGATTTTGACCTTGTGACATATATCCACTTGCTCCTTGACCATTTGCTTGAAAACCTCCTAAACTAGATTTATAAGCTCTAAACACATTCTGTGATGCGTAGATAAATAAATCTTCTTTATCATATACAGAATTTGGTATTTGTGCTTCAACTAATTCTAATTGAGAAATCACGTTTGCAGATGTTATTGCTACTCCTACAATCTTTTTTGCTCCAGTATGTCCAGCGTCAGCATTTAATAATGTTTTGAAACCATCAAATGTTCCAGCTCCAGCTGCTCCACTCCAGATGTCTGTTTCTGTTTGTTCTGCAATCTGTTCAGCCATTAAACCAATAAAGTAATCAGAAAAAGTTGATGGTAAATTATCGTGTGCAGAATATCCCATTGATACTGCTTCCCAATCTGATTGAAATGGTGTTTTACAAAGCTCTAAATTTACTTGTAATTCTTTTGGTTCGATTATCTTTTCTGTTAAAGCAACAGTTCCAGCAGATGTGAAATCACAAGTTGCATTTGCAATTGCTCCAGATAAATCTACTCTTTTTAATACTTCTTTAAATTTTACATTTGGCTTAACTTCAATTAAACCATTTGCAATTGTGTTCCCAGTTAAAAGTGATGCGGATACATATTTCCCAGCGAAAACTCCGGAATAACTTGATACTATAGTTGGTTGTGGCATTTTATTTATTTATTTTGTTAAAAATTCTACTTCTTGTTGTGCTTTTATTCCCTTTTTGAGAATAAAGATTTAATTCTTTTTTATCTGATACTTTTTCTGGATTGTGTGATATACCTTCCACTTCTGGTTGAGCAGATAACTCTACTTTTTCTTCAACCTTAGATAGTTTAAGTTCGTTTATTTCGCTTCGTAGCTTTTCAATTTCTGAGAAGAACATTTCTTCTGAGATTGATTTAACTATTTTCTTTGGAGATGCAGTCTCAGCTTCTAACTCTTCTTCTTCAACTACTTCTTCAGTTGCTGGTGCTTCTTCTTCTTCTGTTTCTGCTCCAGCTTCTTTAATTTCTCCAATTACTCCTTCTTCTGATACTACAATAGTTTTGCCTTCTGCTTCGTACTCTCCAACTGGAACTGCAACTCTTTCTTCGTCTGCAACAACGAATACTTCTGCACCAGCTTCAAATACTTCAGCTTCTAAGACTGCACCATTATCTAGCGTCATTTGCTCTAGCTTCACTTGTATTCCAAGTAAAACTCTTGCTTTGTTTAATAATGTTTTTTCTGCGTTCATATATTTAGTTAATTAATTTAAAAAGCACTATATAATTGATTTATTTTGCCAATTAGAGTTCTGGCTTCTTTTACACCAGCCTTACTTGATAATATCTTGTTTTTAAAAGTACTTGGTAAATCAATACCTAATTCTTTAGCTGATTCAGTTGCTTTTTCCCCTAACTTTATAGCGTTTTCATAATCACTTATAACTGCTTTATATTTTCCTTCAGCTTTACTCAATGCACTTATTAAAGTGTTGCCTATACTTGAATCTCCATTTACTGCTTTTTCAAATACTTTTGTAAAATCATCAACTAAAGCTAATTCTACTTTCTGTGCAGATAACTCTACTTTCTCTGCTTGTGCTAGTTTTTTAAAAACTCTATTCTGTGTGTTCATATATTTAGTTAATTATTGTATTTTAGCTCTTATATGCTTGATACTGCTGAAAATATTTTATTAGCAGCTTTACCTACTTCATTTTGATAGTCTTTTGCCTCATCTCCTCTATTTCCAAAAAACTTCCTTAAATCATC